CTACCTTCAGTTGCGGATAAAGTACCAGTACCGCGATATTCAACAGGTGAAGCAGCATCTTTATCATATACATTAGCTTGAACAAATAAACCACTCGTGCCATTTAAATCCGTATGCTGAAAAATTCTAGCTTGAACATAAAATTTATCTCCAGCTCTACACGGAATTTTTTTACTTGCTGCTTGCGGTGAAATAGCTACATACGAACCGTTAGCTGTAAATAAAGCATTTATCTCATTACCTTCTCCACCTGTGGAAACAAAAGTCGCATAAGTTTTAGTCCAGTATGTTCCACCAGCTAACCCGGTAAGAAAGGTGGGGTCTTTTATCATGTTAGAATCTGTTATACCAGCGTAGTTATCTGGTTTCTCTGCTCCTGTTACTTGTGTTGAAAAATCTGCTGTATTTACTGTTGCTAGATCACCTTGACTTGCAATAGTAGCAGCTTCATTATCTCCAGTTACATCTGCACCATCAGTATAAAGTAAATCAACTCTATCTTGTGTAGCTAGATCACCTGCATCTGTATCTGCAATACCTGTAGTTCCTGCAAGAAATGTAACAACTCCAGTAATAGTTCCAGCATCAATATCAATTTCTAAACCAGAAGTTGGATAATCTTCACTTTGAATTACTCCAGTAATGATAGTTCCTATGTTTGCAGATACAGATGATAATGATTCTATAGCAGCAAGTTCGGATATCAATATTCTAGATGGAATAAATTCATAGAAAGTAGTTGTATATGTACCACGAATATAAATCCTAAACTTGAGACCAATTATATTATTAGGCATGATTCTTAAATTACGTCTAACACTTCCAAATGATGCTATATCTAAATCCCACAGGTTAGATTGAGCATCTCCTAGATTTGTTGCTTCTTCTAAATTAATATCATCTCCAGCATCTTTATAGAATGTCTCATTACTATCTACATCAATAACTGAACAGTAAACAGAAGCATTTGCATCTGCAGTCCATACAGCTACTCTATCAAAGTAATTTGAAAGTCCATATTCGTACTCAATGTATTTGTCTGTTCCTGAAACTGTATAAGCAACTCCATCAGCGGAATAGTTTCTATCATATAGTTTAGAAAGAGTCGCTGCACTATTTGCATCCGAGTCTGTTGCTGTAATACTTTGACTTAATTCTTCAAGAATATTGATAGCTGGAATCTCTACTGGAGTTGCACCAACTGGAATTTGAGATTTAGTTCCAACTCCAAATAAATCATACGGTTCTATTTGGACATAATAAACTGTTCCTACATCAACACCAGTAAACTCATATTGGTTTATAGGATACGTAAGAGTCGCTAATTCAGTTGTAGGTGGGTTAACAGTATCTCCATATACTTTATAATAACTCATATCATTATCCGCTGTATTCGCCCAATTAACTCGTAGAGAACCATATTTAGCAGTTACTACTGGAAGTGTAGAAGACATATCAGGAATAGGATTACTGAATGTTGCTACTGCTGCATTAATAGAAAACGAATCGTAAATATCTCTAACCCAGACACGAACCTTAATTGATCTTATAGCAGTGCCAGAGTTATCTTCTTGGTTCATCTGATATGTATAAATAGCAGTATTTTCTTTAAGATACATCCATCTTAAATGAACATCCGCTGGTGTCATTATCTCAACTTTGTAATCTTTGAAATCAGCTTCATCACCATAAGTAACTTCATCCCATTCAAATTCACAATGTTTGCCATTAAATGTAGTTCCACCACCAACAACTTGAAGTCCAGTAATATCTATAGCTGCGGTTGTATCTGCATAAACTACGAAGTCATCAAGAGTATTCCAAGGAGATTTACCTGTGAGTCCTAAAGTTCTAACTCTAAAATCATATGTCCCTGATTGAACATCTGAAAATACTTTTGAGTTTTCAACTGTTTGTCCTGCATCAACATATACAAGAGGATCTTTTCTCCACTCAACTTGGTAATTAATCTTTCTTGGATCTGCTGAATGAGTCCAAGATAGTAATATACTGAATACTCGATTCTGTCCTTCTGTGGATTGATATTCTTCTGCTTCTAAAGCAGTAGGAGCAGTTAATACATTTGAATCTGGAATAGTAGTATAGATAGGAGCATCATATGCAATGCCTTCTTCAACCCTTCCATACTTATCTGGATCATAAATAACTGCTGTGATTTGATATTGAGATGGATCTGTTTCTATTTTTGATATAACTCTAAATAGTCTTTCATCTATACTTGTATCTAACAACTGCCATACAGATTCAACACCTGGAGCTGAAGTAAATGTACCATCTACAGTAAGTGCAGAAGTTACACCTGCACCAGTAGTAACATCTAACTTTTCAAGAGTCATATCTGATAGAGTTACTTGAAGTTCATATGTATGACCAGCAACTAAAGTTACAGGAGAATCAATAGTTACAACTGCATTAGTTACGTTAGTAGCAGATACTACTCTTCCACCCCATCTTGAACTTGTATAGAACTCATCTGAAACAGATACAACATCACCTGGTAATACTCCAGCATGATCTAAACCAGCAACATAAGTAACAGTTTCAGTTTGATTTAATTCAGTATCTAATAACCAACGACCCCATCTTGTTGCTTGAGCTCTAGTAGTACATCCAAAAGCTACTGTATCAATTCTACGAATACCATATCTATTAATACCAACTCTATCATCTACAAATTCAACTGCCTGTCTATATAGATCATCTGGATCATTCCAAGTAACTGCAACTTGAGTATGTCTATCTTTTCTTGATGAACTTATATAGTTAAATGCTCCATCAACAACACTTGCATTATCTACATTTATAATTGGGTCAGCTGGTCTGTCTTGACCAAGGAATACTTTTCCAGTAGACCAATATAACATACCTCTAAATGCTGATGCCATCATATTTGCTACATAGAATGATTCTGAATAAGATGCTATCTGTGTATTTAAAGAGAACCTTGATTCGGTTCCACCATCACCATCATCTACATCTACATCACAATATTGAGCAGCTGAATAGAATGAACCAAGATCTATTTGATCTTCATCCAATCCATATCCATATCTATCATTTCTCAAAATATCATATAGACACCAGACTGGGTTATTTGAATATGCTTTTGATACTGCAAATTCCCCGCTCCATACTCCGGTATAAATTTTAGTATCAGGATTATAGTTATCTGGTATTTGAACTTTGATTCCTTTTATATGATACTTTCTTGAAGGTACAGAATTGAATTGATCTGCTCTTGCTTCAATAGCAACCAGGGCAGAGTTAGGATAGTATAGTTTTTCATATATTAATTCAGTATAATTAGTCCAGTAAGTATCATTATTTAAAGTTGCAGTTGCTGAATCTGCTGTAGTTCTTGTTAATCTTATATCCCAATCATTAACACCAGCACCATATGCTGATAGGTCAGAAATTAGAATACTTCTTTGGTATGGAGCTGTACACTTCCCTGTAATAGTTACTGTTTTTGCAGCAACATAACCACCACCATTTGATTGAATTTCTATTGTTATTACTACAGTTGTTGGATTAATATCACCGGTAGCAGCATCTTGACTTAATAATGCTGGGACTGTTATTAATATTCTAACAGCATCAACATCTGAATCTGTTATTGTTCTTGCCAATGCACCACCAAGAACAGATAGTTGTGTGCTTACATCTTGAATACTTCCAGCACTTCCAAATTTACTTGTCAATGGTTCTTGTGCAGTAGAACCTGTTCTACCTCTTGAAACAATATCTGAAAAGTTCCAAGTACCACCTGATTGTAATGGTGTTTCATCAAAGTAAATATCATTTCCATACGACCCAAATGCTAGAGCATATCCTTCAATCTCACCTTCTGAAACTAAATCAACAATCCTTACAAAAGCAACTGACTGTAATGAGTTAGGAGCTTCAACTGGCACCCTTGCTGTTCCACCACCACCTTTAGATCCACCTTTGTTATGAACTCTTACACCATCTGCAATATATGTATGCTGTGGTTCTACTGAAAAGTTATAAGTGTAATCTACATCTTCCCCTTCTATTAATCCAGTTACTTCTGAAAGACTTCCATCTTCAAGTGTAATCTTATCTCCAAGGTATAACCGTTGAACTTCTTTAAATGTTTCTCCATCCTTGCAAAGTATATAATGATTATCTGTTGGATACAACATACCTTTTTCATGCATTACTTCAAGAATCTTATCCCCAGTATCTTCAGTTGAATGCTTAAATGTTTCAGTTACTTGACCTTCAGATATATTACCTTTCTTATCAAACGCATAGACCACATCCCCAATTCCTATAAACTCAATCGCTTTATACCCGAGTGGAGTTGATATCTTTGTGCCTGCTCTGAAACAACCTTTCTTACCTTTCATATTATGGATCTCCTTCAAAATCTGTAACATCACCATCTGCTCCTAACTCCCTATCTGCTAGTTCCATAACTTCAACATCTGAAGATATTAATACACTACCTGCCAATATCTGTCCATATACTAATGGAATCGGACCACCCTGTTCAATGTTATTTACACCACCTGCATATATAAGACTTGTTCGTTCATCTGGTTCCTCATTACTTCCAATATCACTTGATACATCTGGGACTGGAGTTAACATAGTAGCAACACCTGAAAGCATAAGACCAACACCCATCTGAACCATC